ATGCGGTTTGACGCCCGTACGGCAAAGCAACTTTTGCCCGGTGCACACCTGAATATTGACGGATGTCCGGGTCTTCGGCTGCAGGCGACTGCGTCGCGCCGTAGCTGGATTTACCGTTACAAGTCGCCCGTCGATGGACGTATGCGACAAATCAAGATCGGCGAATGGCCCGCCCTGTCGATCGCCGCGGCGGCCGTTGAGTGGGAGCGCTTGAGGGACGAGCGCAACGCAGGCAACGATCCGGCGCTGAAGAAGCGGCAAGCAAACGGTTCTGTCGGCGTAATGGTACAGCAAGGGGATTCGCCGACCGTGCGCGAAATATGTGCGGCATATCTGAAAGGCCACATAGACGTAAATCGAGGCATCAAGGGAGCGACTGAGGTCGCCCGCATGTTTCGAACCATGATCGAAGACATCGCCGACTTGCCGGTTGCCGAGGTGACGCGCGAGCGTGCGTTCGCCAAAATCGACGCCTTTCGGCACATTCCGGTGCAAGCCTCGAAGCTCCGGCTCGAGCTGGGTGCGGCATGGGACTACGCGTTAGACGCCGGCAAGATTCCGGAGTCGACGCCGAACTGGTGGCGTCAAATTATGCGCGGTAGGCTGAGGAGCAACGGCAAGCGCATTCAGGGGCAGCCCGTCGGGACCGTAAAGCGGTTTCTGAATGAGGGTGAGGTTGGGGCGTTAATAAACTGGTTGCCGAACTTCAGCCGCAACGTTGAGGACGCTTTGACTCTTTACCTCTGGACCGGAACGCGCGGCGCAGAGATTGCTTCGATGGAGGGCGCGGAGATTAGCGAGGAGCCAGACGGCCTGTGGTGGACGATTCCCAAGGCAAAGACGAAGAACGCACGGCATGCGAACGCTACCGACCTGCGAGTGCCGTTGATCGGCCGAGCGGAAGCGATCGTGCGCCGCCGGCTCGCGCGTTATGGCAAGGGATGGCTATTTCCGGCGGAAAGGGGCGGACCGATGCAACAAAAGGTGTTTGGGCAGGCGGTTCATTTCCATATGCCCTACAGCGAAACGCGGCCGGAGCAGTCTCGGCCGCGGCTACCCGTTACGCATTGGGCACCTCACGACCTGCGTCGGACAGCGCGTACCATGCTGGCGGCGCTCGGCTGCCCATACGAGGTCGGTGAGGCGATCATCGGGCACATGCTGCCCGGAGTCGGCGGCGTTTACAATCGTCACAGGTATGACGCCGAGCGCCGGCAGTGGTTGACGAAGCTGGATGCGAAGCTTGAAGAGCTTGCTTGTAAAAGGTTGGACTAGATCCAACGGTCAGCGTCAGATCGGCTGGCTCAGGTCGGCCACAATCGGTCATTCGGCACTTGGGTTCAAATTGCCGACAATTGGGCGCGTCCGATCTAAAGAGAACTCATATGCCGGCTGATCGCGATTTCCATTCGACCTGGAGCAAGACCTCGGAGTATCTTCGCGAGGCGCGAGCTCACCTCTCCGAAACTGCGGACGGAGTGTGCGCAGATGAGATCGCCGATTTTGAGGAGTTCTTGAATCACAACGAGTTCGAACTGGCGCTGGACGCCATCGAAGCCGCTTTCAGGAAGGGAGACGATGCGAACTGGCGCGTGCTGGAGTATATGGCCATGGCAGCGCTGAGCATGGAGCTGGTAGATCGCCAAAGGACGTACGATCAATGGCTAACACAAGCGCGAGGATGGAATTACAGGACGGTTCTACCACGATAGGTTGCAAGACGAATGGCGGGTTTACGTCGAATTGATGGACCGCTCCGGTTCGATCACTGCCATTGGCGACGAGCGGTCGTATTGTCCGAGACCTAACCTGACGTTGATTGACCGGTGAGGTCTCGGCCTATACAACTTAGTCGGGCGCATGCGCGTTAGCCTTGCGTCGCCCAGTCCCACAGTTCGGCGGGGGCAGAAACTCCGAGGGCGTGCGAGCTTCGGCCCATTCTTCGATTTCCCGAGTAAGCCATCCAACGCGACGACCCGAGAGCGCCCGCGGCTTCGGAAACTGGTCTTGGCGAACCAGTTTATGAATGACGGCGGGCGAAAGCGAGATAGCTGCGGAGACCGATTCAATATCCAGATAGATCGGCTTCATTGCGACGGTCATGCGTTACTGCCCTCGCGCGACGTTGAGTTCCAGTGCGATCGACATCACGTCGAAACCGTCGCGGCGCGTATCCGCCAAGGCTTCGTTTTTCTGGATCGCTGTTTCGGGCGTCAGCCCATCGTTGTTCGACTGCAACGAAGTGCCGTTGAGGCTCGCCAGTGCGATAGGCGTGCGCTTTTTCGCGTGTTCCCGCTTTCGCGGCAGCGGAAGAGGGGTAGAAAGGGCCGGGCGCGAGGTCAATTGGCGACTCCTGTCGGAAACGGCCATGCGGTCGCAGGGTGCAGCCCGTGTTTCGCGGCGGCCGACGTCGTGGTGATTGGTCGAACGTCCAGCAAATCGGCGACGGGCATCAGCGCTGCGTGGACGGCTTCGATGGTTGCAGGTGAGAGCTTGCCGAATCCATCGTCGTGCAGGACCGCTTGCAGCGCCCGCAAAAGTTGCTTGGCCTGCCCGTCAGCGACTTGGCGCGGTGCGTTCGAGCGCGCGGCCGGTTTTGCTGCGGTTGACGCAGCTACACCCGCGTCGCGAGACGTAGAGGACGCAGGAGCCATGTCGAGGTGCTTCTTCGTCACGCGCGTCTTACCGGCCGCAGCAGCCTTTGCCACGCCTTTCTGGAGCCGGTCGAGAGCCTTGTCTGCCCCATGGTCGCGGATCTGTTCGATCGCCAACGTGCCCGAGACCGTCCCGTCGCGGACCATCTGGTGCAGTTCCGCTGGCGCACGTTCGAGCAGCGCGACGTCACGGACGGTTTGATCCGTGATGTTGAGCCGCTTGCAGATCGTCGCGATGGTCATGCCATGAACGTCACGCAATTCCGCGATAGCCGCAGCAAGGTCGAGCGGCGATGACCGCTTGCCTTCGTTGCTGACGATGCCGTCGATGATCATTTCGGCGCGATTGACTGTCGATGGAAATGTTCGAGTTGCTGATCGAGTGGATGCAGGAAAAGACCGAGGCCAAGGCGCACGCACTCGATGCGCTCCATGCACTGAACGCCCGTTTCGGATTGGTCGCAGAGCACGTGGACGAGCACGGTGCCGATGAGGCGCTGGAGCCGGGCGCAATGCGGCTGGTTTCGACGGCGCTGCATCTGCAGGCGCACGTCGGCCGCGTCGCAGACGACGTGACGCGCGCGCTCGAAGATCAGCGGATCGATGATCGCAAGGCCGAAGAGATCATCGCGACGGGCCGAAAGGGACAGCGCCTGTTCCAGCGCCTCATCCATGCCGCCCGCAACCTTGCGAAGCGCCGCCGCCGCTGACATGGAGCGATTCAAACCCGGCATGGGGTGCTGCCGTGTCGCGCGCGAGCAGGTCGAACTGTGCTGCAGCTACTCGCAGCAGCTCGCGTGCGCGACCGCAAGCCTTGCTCATCGCTTTGCCATTGCGCCTGACGACGCTGGCCGATTTCTTGGCGATCTGATGGCGACATTTCCCGATCGCGTCGCCGTGTTTCTTGCGGAGGCGGAGCGAGTCAGTCGCGTTGACGTGTTCATCGCGGCGGCGGCCCGTTTCTGCGGCGCACTTCCCACCAAGCCGGAACGTCACGCGTTCCGCGATCAGATCGTCGGCCAGCTTTGTGCGGCCGATCTTTCAGCATTCGATGAGCGCATGTCCGCTGAATGGCGTCGCCTACGTGGCAAATGATGAGTGTGCGAGTGAGGAGCCGACCGCTAACAGACCAACTATTTGGTCAATGTGTTCCACAGGAACAGAGTGCCTGCAGTGAGTGCGGCGGTAACGCCTTGTTTCACGGCCTCTGTTGTGCCGCTGCGGACGCTATCGACCAAGAAGTCGCCGAGCGCTGAGGCGCAGTTGCGGAGCCCGATGCAGCGGGGGAGCAAAGTGACTTTGCAGAGCGTCAGCAGCGGCCTGCGCCGCCGGCATTCAATGCCGCAACGCAAGACGATCGGGACCGATGTGTATAGCGCCGGCCGTAAGGCATGGCGCTCGACCCTCCATCAACGTGAACTGGAAAGGAGAATCGCTGAATGTCGTCGCTAGACCAGATCCGGGCGCAGCTCGCGGCAGCGGGGCATCCGGAATTGCCGGCTGGCCACCCGATCGCGGATGGCAAGCATCATCGCTATGGTCCGCGAAAAAAGTACTGGTACCAGCTGCGCGAGGTAATCAGCAAGGGCGCCGTGATCGGATACGCCGGCACTTACGGTCACTTCTCGGGTGACGATCCCGGTACGGAACGCTTCCGATGGGACGGTGCGCCTTTGAGCGGCGAGGTGCTGGCGGAAACGCGTCGACGTCAGGAAGCCGCCGAGCGCGCGCAGGCCGAGCGGGAGGCGCGGCAGGCGAAGCTCGCTGCCAATCGGGCGCGTGATCAGTGGGAGCGTGCGGCCGAGAGTGGTACGTCCGCATACCTCGAGCGCAAGCAGATCACGGCAGAAGGCGTTCGCTTCGATGATGACGGCACGATGCTGGTGCCGATGTACCAGTACGCCGATGGCGCGCGTCTCGTTGGTCTGCAGAAGATCACGCCGGACGGCGCGAAGCGGTTCAACAAAGGCATGCAAAAGAAGGGTGCAGCCTATCTGTTAGGCGACGTCGGTCCGGACGACAAGATGGTGTTGGTCGCCGAAGGCTACGCGACTGGCCGCTCAATCCGCATGGCGACGCGTGAAGCTTTCGCGCTGTCCGTATGCTTCGATGCTGGCGGCATTCTGCCCGCCGTGCAGCATCTGCGCGCGGCGTATCCGGACGTTCACATTCTCGTTTGCGCAGATGACGACTGGAAGGTCGAGCAGCGCATGCGCGAATGGCTCGCCGAAGAATTCGGGTTCGAGGGCATGTTGACGTTCGATGCGCCGCCTATTCGGATCGAAGCGAAGAACACGTGGTACATGATCGCCGCGCACAAGCGGGCTGACGAGAATGGCATCGAGTACGTCGAGGTGACGTATGGCAACGACGTCCTGCCGCAGCGTCGCAAACGGTTCGAGAACACGGGCCTGAAACGTGCGCATGAAGCGGCAGCGGCCGTCGACGGTGTCACCGTAGTCCATCCCGTGTTTGCGAATCGAGGCGAGCGTAAGCTGACCGACTTCAACGACCTGCACGTCGAGGAGGGCACCGGCGCCGTTGCTCGACAGATCCAGTCCGCGATCCTGTCCGTTCTCGCGCCAGCGAGCGATGAGATCCGGCCGGTCGTTATGGATGCGCCCGCAGCGCCTGCGTCGGCCGCGACGTCCGCTGCCGCCGAACAGAGCGAATGGGACGGTCGTGAAACGGAGAACGGCGCATATACGTGGGAGCGGGATCTTGCCCGCTCGGAAAAGGGCACGCTGCTGCCTACATTGGGGAACGTGCACCTCATTCTGTCGAACCACAAGGCATGGCAGGGCGTCATTGCGCACGACGACTTCGCGGGCCGCGTCGTAAAGCGTAAAGCGCCGCCGTTTCCGCAGGGGGCCACCGGCGAGTGGACGGACATGGACGACTACCGCTGCACGCTCTGGTTGTCGCAGAAATACGGCATATCGGTGCGACCGGACATCGTCATGAGCGCAGTGCTGTTGGTCGCCGATTCGACGCATTTCCATGACGTGCGCGAGTACCTGAATGGTCTCGTGTGGGATGGTGTGGAGCGCGTGCGTCAGATGCCCGCGACGTACCTCCACGTCGAGGATAGCGAGTACGTCCAGCTGGCGTTCATGAAATGGATGATCGCGGCCGTCGCGCGTGTCATGGAGCCGGGCTGCAAGGTCGACAACGTGCTGATCCTCGAAGGCCGGCAGGGTTGGCGCAAATCGACGGCCCTGAAGGTTCTCGCCGGCAAGCAGTGGTTCACCGATACGCCGATCCAGATCGGCAACAAAGACACGTACGCCGTCATGGCTGGCAAATGGATCATCGAGCTGGCTGAACTCGATTCGCTGAACAAGACCGACTCGTCGGCCGCAAAGAGCTTCTTCGCGACCGAAACGGACCGCTTCCGAAACTTCTACGGCAAGCGCGCGACGGACGTCCATCGTCAGTGTGTGTTCGCCGGCTCGGTCAACTTCGATGCGTACCTGAAGGATGAGTCGGGCAACCGGCGTTACTGGCCGCTGCGATGCGGCGGGCTGGTCGACATCGACGGGATCGCGCGTGTGCGCGATCAGCTGTGGGCTGAAGCCGTACACCTGTATCGCTCGGGCGTCGTATGGCACGTCACTGAGGCCGAGCGACCGCTGTTCGAAGTCGAGCAGGCCGAGCGCTACGAAGGTGACGTGTACGAGGATGTGATTGGCAAGCAGCTGGAGTTCGCGCATCGCACGACGATGGAGGAGATTCTGCGCGACGTGCTGAAGCTCGATTCGTCTAAGTGGACGTTGCCCGAGCAGCGACGCATCGGCAAGGCATTGAAGTCGCTCGGTTGGGTTCGCAAGCGCGAATCGACCGGGTCGCGTGGGTGGTTCTATGTGCGCGACGAGCACGAACCGGAGCGCATCCCTGAAACAGTGGCCGCAGGCGATGACGACAGTCCGCTTTGATGTTGTGGCGCGCGGAGTCGGTGTGTTCGGCGCGCTGCTGCGCCAGCCTTGGCGCGCTGTGGACGTCCCAATGTCCCGACGTCCCAAAGCCCGCTCCGTGCGCGCGTGTGTGCATGCGACGTGCGCGACGTAGGCGACGCATGTCGCGCGGGCGCGCGCCCCTGCAAGGCTTTTTCATTGGGACATTGGGACGTTAGGACGGTAAGGAGAAGAGAATGATCGATTTGATGGAGCGAGCGGGTGTCGCGATGAGCGTTCGTGGTCAGTTCACCGACCCGATTGCCGATCCGAAAGTTACTTTGGGCGCACTCGCCTTTGCGAACGATCTCGGTCGGCTGCTCGTTCGGATCAAGGCGGGGCAGGAGGTCAGGCGCGAGACCGTGCGTCGAGCAACGCTGCTGTTGGCGCAAATGATTCGCACGTCTGGCCGGTTCAAGCGCAACCGCTTCACCGGTTTGAATCGAGACGATCGTCGCGAGCAGCGCTCGGGACACGAGGTAGAGCGTGCGAGGGCCGACATCGTCGAGCGATTTGCGCTGCGGTTGCTCGATGAATGGGTCAATGATCAGTGCGTGCAGTGCGAGGGGCGCGGCGTGGTGCGCCGGGGCGGTCGGTATATCTGCCCCGATTGCTCCGGGTCAGGCAAGCGTCCGATCGATGAGGCGGCACGCGCGCACGCGCTCGGTATCCCGCTTGTCGACTACCGACGACACTGGACGCGTCGCTTTCACGACATGCTCGCGCTGCTCGATAGCGTGAATGGATCGGTGTACGACACAATGCGCCGGCAATTGCGAGAATGAAACGTCTTCCATTCCAAGAGCGGATCGCGTAAACTTCGCACATCCTTTACTGCAGCACTGGATGTTCGCTGGCACCGCGCGTTAGTCGTGCAAACCTCTCGGGACATAAGAATAGATAGTGGAGCCCGTTAGGTCGTGTGGGGGCGTTCGTCCCTACGAAATGAGTTCTGAAACCCTGAGTGCGCAAGCCCTCAGGGTTTTGTTTTGCTGGTCCTGTCTGCGCTATATTTGCATAATGGCAACAACGTGAGGCTGTTTATGGTGCAGGACGGCAGTGCAAGGCAACATCGGGAAAATCAGAGCGCGGAGGATGGTGGCAAGCGCGGCACGGCCCAATTGCTCGACGTCCTCGAGGCGAATCTGAATGACCTGTATGACAGGTGCAGGGATCCCCAGAATCACGATCTTCTTCCGAAGCTCGGCTTCTTTCTGCAAGTGTCGATGTTTCACTACGAGATGGCACGAGAACTTGTATCGCTCGAGGCCAGTCCGGGTTCCGGATTCGCGCAAGCTTTGGCGGTCAGAGGGATGATTCATAGGACCGTAGCGTTCGGGAAGCATCTGAGGAAGGCGTTGCTTCCGCAAATGTATGAGCTTGCTGCGCGCTTCGCTGCTGATCTGTCGCGACAGAAAATTAGAGACCTGAGGCGCCGATTCAAACCCGAGATTGCGCAGGTATTACGTTGGGAGAGGATCACAAACAAGGCGGCGGGTTACTACGACTCTGACATAACCTTGGTAGTGTCTCTCCTTGATGGACTGACCTACGAGCAGGTGGTTGAGACGGTGCAAGGCTTTATACGGTACACCGGTAACGTTTTGTCGCTGTTCTCGATAGCGCTTAACGAAGCTCCATCGAAATCGCCGTAACTTCAACGACTACTTCAAAGCCCTGAGCGCGCAAGCCCTCGGGGCTTTTTGCATTGGAGCGCAAGAATGGGAACAAGCCCGATAGATAGCTCGGCGGTCGCGATGGTTGGCGAGCAGGTCGCGGCGGCCGTCGAAGAGGCGGCGCAAAACGATCCGCGTTCGTGCGGCTTGTCGGATGCAGAGCCGGTCGACGCACTCAGGGCGTTGTCGGCGGCGCTGAGCGCGTCGGACGACTTCGGCAGGACCATATCGGCCGTCTTGGTCCGCCCTCACTTCGGCGTGAACGTTCTCGCCATTGCAATCGTCGACTGCACCTCATCTTTGTAGTGTTCGCGCCATTTCGGCCAAACAGGAAGATTGTCAGCCGTGTTCGATATCGCGTCCGCGAGGCTCGTTAGGAATTCGTCGGCATCCGGACGTTCCGCCGCAGTCGTTGCCAGCAATGCGGCAACGAGCGTTCGTAGAGCGAGGACGCGAGATTGCAGTTCGTCGAGCTTGTCGGCGGTTGCTTGATCTGACATGGCGTAGTGCTGGGTGGTTGGCGAGCCAGCATCATCGCATGGCGGTGCCGGGTCGCGCCGCACGGGCCAGCGACAGACTGGCCGATTTGGATGCGTTTTCGGCCCGGCTGCCTATTTTTTGAGCAAGCCGGGGACCCTGCAGGGAACCAGACATGCGGGGGCTCGCACCCGCGTTTTTTCTCTACTGGCGAGTCTCCCTAGGGGGTCATATTCATGCCGACTCAGCAGCAGATCGCCGAGCATCTTGATCTTGATCAGTCGGCCGTTTCACGGTTTGTCGACAAGGCTCGGCTCGATTACAAGACCGCGTCGATGGACGAGATCCGCGTCGCATATATCCGGCACCTGCGCGAAGTCGCTGCCGGCCGCGCGAGCGAGACCGGCATCGATCTCGTCGCAGAGCGCGCGATGACGGAGCGCGTCGACCGCGAGATCAAATTGCTGACGCTGGCCGAGAAGAAGGGGCAGTACGGCGCGACGGCGACGGTGAAGGCGGGCAAGCTGATCGTCGGGCCGATCGGCGGCGGCAAGAGCGCCAGCGGCAAGCCGTTGCCTGCCATCACCCTGACGCCGGACGATCTGACGGACTACGAGATCTCGTTTCCTGATCGTGCGAGCTTCGTTGCTGTACGGACGAAGGTGCACGACAAGAAAACGGGGAAGAAGATCGACCTGACGATCCCGAATCCCGACGCTCCGCCCGGCGCCGCCGCGGTGCACACCGAGCGCCACGCGTTCGCCAGCCCGGAGGCTGCGAAGGCTGGCGCGAAGTCGCGGCTCGAGAAGCTGAACAGGCACACCGCGCGCAGCGTACTGCGAATGAAGGGGCGCGCGGACATATCGGCCGAGAAGATCGTGAAGCTTTCCGGCTTCAAGCAAGAGGCGGATGGCGATTTTCTGGTCGATTCCGTCCGACACACGTACGCCGGCCGGGGGTGGGAGACGTCGGTGGAGCTGAACGCCGGCAACAAGGGCAAGGCGAAGGTCGGCCATCGCAAGAAGCCGACGAAGAAGATCGATTTGGTTGTGCCGGCGCCGCCGAAGTAACACGCGCGCAGGTCGATTTTCGGTAGCCGCCTCGAGGCAACTCGGGCGGCTTTTTCTTTTTATTGCGGGGGTGGAATGCAGGACCACGAGAAAACCATTCTGGAGCTGATCGTCATGGGCGGACTGATTGGTGTCGCGAAGGTGCTGGTCGGCAGCGAGCAGCTGACGTTCCGGCTGGTTGCTGGCAGGGCGGTATTGGGTTCGGCGACGTCGATGGTCGCCGGGCTGGCACTGTTGCAGATCCCGGATCTGCCGCCGATCGCGCTGCTCGGTCTCGGCAGCGCGCTCGGCATCATCGGGTCGCAGTACCTCGAGGTGCTGCTGCGTCGGAACGCGAAGCGACTGTTCGGGGAGAAGTGACGGTGGCGCGTATCTCTGTTACCGCTGCCGGCGGCCGGAATCGTGTCGCGTTCCTCGACATGATCGCCGTGAGCGAGATTGGCTCCGCGTTGCTGGCGAAGTCGGACGACGGCTACAACGTGCTCGTTGGTTCGACGCCGTCGCGCCCGCTGCTGTTTTCGGGCTACGCGGCGCATCCGAACGTGCTCAATCGGCAGATCCCGGTGCCGTCGACGGCCGCCGGCCGCTATCAGATTCTCACGCGCTGGTGGCGGATCTATCAGGCGCAGATGAGGTTGCCCGACTTCGGCCCGGTGTCGCAGGACCGATATGCGCTGCAGCAGCTGCGCGAGCACGGCGCATTGACGCTGATCGACGCCGGCCGGTTCCGCGAGGCCGTCGCGAAGGTCTCGAACGTATGGGCCAGTCTGCCGGGGGCCGGATACGGCCAGCATGAAAACAAGATCGAGCATTTGCTGGCCGCGTATCGCGCGGCCGGCGGGGAGGTGGCCGCATGACGTGGATCGACCCGCGCATCTGGCTGCTTGTCGTTGCCGGCGTCGTCGCCGGTGCGGCGTGCGGATATTTCAAGGGGCATCGTGATGCAGACCAGTCCGCGAAGGTCGCGGATCAGGCGCATCAGATCGAATCCCTGACGAACGAACGTAACGAGTTTCGCCGCCAGCTGGCGGCTCAACAGGAGATCGCAACCCATGCTGCGAAAGAACGTGATCAGGCACGCCTCGATGCTGCTGCTGCCGATGGCGCTGCTGACGGCCTGCGCAAGCAAGTCGCCGCGCTCGTCGCCGACGCTCGGCGTGCCGGCGCTGCGGCCGGAAGCCCGGCAACCGGCGGCGCCCTTGATCTGCTTGCCGACTTGTTCGGCCGGGCTGACGAAGCGGCGGGAGAGCTGGCGCGAATCGCTGACGAGCGCGGTATCGCCGGCCAGCAGTGCGAGCGCAGTTACGACGCGTTGACGGGCAACGCGCAATCCGACCAGCCGCGATAGAGCGGCGCTGAGGCCGAAGGGTCTCGAAAGAAACAGGGCGACCGAGGTGCGTGCGGCAACACGCGCCCCGGTCGCCTTTCCACTGAGCATGCCAGTGAATCGGCCAAGGCCCTGCTACCTACCGGTAGGCGGGCCGGATTCTACACCAAGTTTAAAAACGGCTTTCACAATGGCAAATCCGATTATTCCGTGGATCGGCGGCAAGCGTCGCCTTGCGGACCATCTCATCCCGCGCTTCCCGGCGCACGACTGTTACGTCGAGGTGTTCGCCGGCGGGGCAGCGCTGTGTTTCCTCCGGCCGCCAGCCAAAGTCGAGGTGATCAACGACATCAATGGTGAGCTGATCAACCTCTACCGCGTCGTCCAGCACCACCTCGAGGAATTCGTGCGGCAGTTCAAATGGGCGTTGACGAGCCGGCAGGTCTTCGAGTGGCTGAAGCAGACCGTTCCCGAAACGCTCACCGATATCCAGCGTGCCGCGCGGTTCTACTACCTGCAGAAAAGTTGCTTTGGAGCGAAGCTCGAAGGGCAGACGTTCGGCACGGCGACGACAACGCCGCCCGACCGGAATCTCCTGCGCATCGAGGGGAAACTGTCAGCGGCGCATCTGCGCCTTGCGAACGCGTTCATCGAGCGGCTGGATTGGGCTGCGTGCATCGATCGATACGACCGCCCACATACGCTGTTCTGCTTGGACCCGCCGTATTACGAGACGTAAGGGTATGGCGTGGCGTTTCCATTCGGCGGGTGCGAGCGGATGGCGCAACGCCTGCGGTCGATCAAAGGGGCGCGATCGTGAGCCTTAATGACCATCCCGATATTCGGCGAGTGTTCGACGGTTTTCACATCGAGACCGTGCCGATTCAATACACGGTCGGCGGCGGGAGGGGCCTCGAGCGAAACGAGCTGATCACTTTCAGTTGGGACGACGCAGTGCAGCTCGCAGAACTGTTCTAACCGATGATGCCGTCGCATGGCATCGCACCGGCATTGCGCTTACAAATTCGCGAACGTGGGAAGGAGGTCTTGATCTACGAGCCGAATCTCGATGCGATTCGCTGTCCCGATGTGTTCGGGCTTTTTTCATCGAGAAGGGAGCATCGGTGGTACTGACGATGATCGTGCCGGTCTGATCCTTGCTGGTCTCCGGAGCAGGAACAATCTCACGTGCCTCCGGAACCTGATGCTGCGAGATTACCTTCGGCAAGTAGATTATGCAGCCGACGCCCGGCTTGTCGTCGAAGACCTTCTTCGATGTGTGACTTCTCGCTTCCTGCAATCCAAGTCTCCGCGACGTGCTACGATTGATTACCGAATGATCGGGAGTAGGCAATGGACCTAGACGGATTCAAGCTGTATCGCAGCTATTTCTATCGCGTCTCTGCAAATTCCTGTCCGGCAGGAGAGTGGCGCGGCACGATTGATATTCGACGACGTCATTGGAACGGCACAACCGAAGCTGTGATTTCGAATATGGACGTGCCGGGCACGTTCATCTCCGAGGGCTTGTTCCTCGCTGCCTCTGACGCCTACTGTCACATGCTCATCGACGAGCAAAAGTTCGGGGATAAGTAGGCTCAATGCGCCCTCCAGAATTCAATTAGCGAGACTTGCTGATTTGCGTCCCAGCCATGGCCTCGCGCTGTGCCGCTGACGTACAAGTCGGTGATATCGCCGGCATCACGTGTACAATGAATCGACATCACCCTTCGCACAGCCCCGACAAGAGGCGCGTTGGTTCGTCAATAGACGGAGCGCATCATGTACCGGACAATCCCATATCGGGGTTTCGAGATTCATGTTGAACTGACGTCCTCGGCAGAGGACCTATACGACGTAAGTTTTCAGATAAAAGGTAGCCAGAACCTCGTCCTCATTGGCGAACGAGGTAGCCGTATCCGTTTGCGCAACGGCCCTTTTACCCGACGCTGGGCATACCTCATCGCGGAGGTGGCGGGGCAGGCAGCGATCGACGTGCTGCTTGGTCCGCCAAACGACGATAGCTCTGCTGCCTGATCTGCGACGCGTTCGCTCCGAACGGCCAGATCGCCGCTAGCGTGCACCTCTCTCTCGCCTCCGTCCAGAAGCGCTGCGGTAAAAGTTGCACTGGCTGCCCGAGTTTACCAGCGGCCCGAAAGGGATTGCTTGAAGTTCGCCTTGGCCACCTGTAGGGGACTGCGAGAGACTGTTGGCGGCCTCGATCCGACACTTGACTTGACCGGATGGATTGTCAGTTGCCAAAGGTCAAGCAGTGCGTGCTCGGAATTTGTTGGCGACAGTGATCGGCATGTTCAGCGCGCGGGCTGCAGTCGGCGTGGGCTTTATCTGGTCAACCATCCACGTCGAAAGCATCTCGGTTAACGCGGGCACGATGGCATATTGTGTGCTGTAGGGGCGGTGTGACGAGGCGCTTTGTCATCTGTTTGGTGGCGGTCGAAATAAGATCGACACCCGATCAGCGATGCGCGTATTATGGGTTCGTTCGAGCGCCCGTTTGCTGTTTTGACTGCTCGCCCTTCACCTACCGTCGTGTTGCGTCGCGCATTTCGTCGCTTGCTGTGCGCACAATCCGGGCGAAGTAAAGTTCGCGCACTCGAAGTGGACAAGCTTTTGGCCCGGCTTGAACGCATTCACGATTCGCGATTCGCGCTTCCGAAAACAGGAGCCTGCTCCTTCGCCCTCATTTTTCCGGGTGTACTTGCGCCGCAGGGAGCAGTCCAAGGGGGGCGCATCCGAACTTTGGAGCAACATCATGATTGACGCTAACCCAAGTAACACCTTTCGACACCTTCCACTCTCGCCCGAGCAAGACGCGGAAATCCGTCACTATATAACGAAGAAGGAGAAAAGGGGCGAGCCATGGGACACGTCAGAACTGAGGATGATGTTGAAAGACATGCTTTCCCCTCCGCCGAGCGACGAAGAGGGGCCAGAGTCTACCGTTGAAGAGACGAAACTGGCCTGTGAATATGCATTGTCGTCGATCGACGAAGCCATGGAATCTGTATCCGCAACTGAAGAACGGCTCGCAGCAATGGAAGCCGAAGAAATGAAGCACCCTAGGTGGTAGCGCATCCACGATGCTTGGAGTTTAGACCACAGGCGAGCAACCCTGAGCGGCCAGCCATCTCTCCGCCCATTGCGTCGCGTACGCAATCGCGTCATCGCGCCTATCGAAACCGGTCAGATCGCCACTGGCATGCACCTCTCTCTCACCTCCGTCCAGAAGCCTCATGGTAATCCTCGCATGTGCGATGTACTCTCCATCAGCCCTGCGGGGCGTCGGGTCGATTCGGAATTGTGTCGTATCGAAGAGCACTTGCTCCCCCTGTTTGGTTGTCGAGAGCGGGGCTGCCGTGTGGGTGCGGCGAGCAGAAGTGTCCGCCATTGAGAAGTGCCACGATCCGGCTAGCTTCACCATCGCGTCGTGGTCGCGCACCACTCGACGACTCAATAGCGGCAGCGGCCAAGAGGTCTGGTAGACCTCAGAGCGATAACAATGGACGAAACAGCTCTGCTCATGAAAGTTGATCAC